GAAGAGCCCGAAGGGCGGAGAGGGGTCGGCATTTGAAATGTAAAAAGGTGTATAAAAGTAAAAAAGCAAAAAGGCAAAAAAAGCAAAATAAGAAAAAAAAGCAAAAGAAAATGAATAATATAATACAAATATAAAAAGAATACACTAAACATAACAATGATAGCTAAAGAAGCAAACAATAAAAATATCACTGTCATTGGAATAGGAAAACTAGGATTAGGTTTCGCACTACTACTAGAAAGATCAGGATACAATGTTCTCGGCGTTGATATATTTCAAGACTATGTAAATAGAATAAACGAAAAAACAATTTATTTTTCTGAACCCCAATATGATACCCTATTGCAAAAATCCAATAACTTGCGTGCAACAACAAGCCTTCAAGAAGGCCTAAACCATTCCAACATTATTTTCATTATTGTACAAACACCAAATGGCGGCGGTTCTCGTTTCTATGATCACTCTATCCTTTCAAATTTGTTGGAAAAAATAAACAAATTAAAACCGCAAGACAAACATTTCATAATTGGTTGCACAGTTATGCCGAACTATATTCAAGATATTGGGAAACAACTCATAAATCATTGTAAAAACATAACTCTTTCGTACAATCCAGAATTTGTCGCACAGGGAGATATTGTAAGAGGATTTGAGAACCCAGATATTATATTAGTAGGAACAGAATCAGAAGAACTAAAATCAACCCTCAAGGAAATATATGATAGAATGACAACAAATCAACCTAAATACTGCTTTATGAAACCAACAGAAGCAGAAATCGTAAAAATTTCACTAAATGGATTTATAACAACAAAAATCAGTTTTGCAAATATGATATCAGATTTATGTGATACATTACATGATGTAAACAAAGCAACAGTTTTAGATGCAATTGGATCAGATTCGCGAATAGGTACTAAATATTTTCGTCCAGGAACTTCGTTTGGCGGCCCCTGTTTTCCAAGGGACACAAAGGCATTAAAGCAATTAATGGATCAAAATGGCATACAGTCGAATATATTAAAGGCAACGACAGAGTACAATGAAGAACACATCCGATTTCAAACATACCAATTATTATCGGAAGATACAAATATTTCTAATAAAATGCAAGAAATATTGACTTGTGATATTATCCCTTTTCTCACTGAAGATGCAGAAAATAACCTGTTAAATCAATCCATTTCTACCCCTAAGCTTTGCGACAGGGGCATATTGAATGAGAATCGTGACAATCGTCAAATCTATCGGTTCTCAAATGTGTGTTACAAGGACAATTCAAAAATACCAATCATAGAAGAATCTGCCAAATTAAAAATAGCAGAAAGATTATCAAAATTATATAACAAAAAAGTGATGATACGAGATGTAGAACCAATCATAAACGAAGTGAAAAAAGAATATGGCTCGCTTTTCAATTACGAAATAGAATAGAACAAATACATATATTACAAATTTTTTCACAGTTTTTTCACAGTTTTTTCTTTTGTATTATCAGTGTCACTAGTTACCAATTTAGATAATGCATATTGTCCACATGGTCCACAATGATCTTCATTAGATAAATCTATTTTGTGATTTATTTTTTTATTACAATAGTCTATATTCCATCTACCCAAGTTTTTCGGTAATTCTTTTGGCAAAATTTTGCGCAGGAATGTCATAAAATATTTCATAATATACAAATAATCCTTATCATTTTAACCTTTTTTAATGAAGAATAAACAAAAAGCCCAATAAAATTGAATATAAATATTGTTTTTTATTATACAATAAAACAACAATATCAATAAATAAATGTCAACATCATCCATCATTAAACCAATAGAAATATGCATTCCAAGAGTATCAGTACAAATATCACGAAAACAAATTTTTGAAACCTTTTGCAAATTAAATATAGGATATATTGAACGAATCACCGAGAACCCATTAAGATTAGACACAAATTTCAAACGAATCGTAATCCGTATAAAATGGGACAATACACAAGAACTAGCAAAAGAGATACAAGAACAATTAAAAGACAAAACGAATCATATGAATGTAGTTTATGACATGCCATGGTTCTGGCAAATTTATGCAAATCAACCGCAAAAATAGCAAAAAAAAAATATCATGCATCAGCAAAAATAGCAGACAAATATTCTTTCAATGCATGGTTTTCGGTTACAATATCCGCACTATGCCCCTTGCAAAACCAAATATACAATAACCCAATATTATCAGCATTTTTTATTTCTTTCATAAATAATTCGTCAATACATCCATATGCATTTTTATAGTGCAAAATTTCGTCCTTTATTTTATCCTTTATTTTTATTAAAAAATCCAACCGTTTTTCAAATTTATGGTTCGCAATACTAGAACCCCATTTCCATTCAATGTAACGAATTTCATTTTTGATATCTTTGAATTTCACCAACAAATTTTGTTTATAAACTTCAATTCTCTTTATAAACGAAAAAATATTGACATTACATATTATAGGAAAAATCTTTTTCACTTCATCAGGAATAAATATGGAAGTAGTTTCTTTTATTTCGTTTATTTTTTTTTCCACTTCTTTCATTTTGGAGAGAACCAAATCATTTTTCTCTTTATGATTCTCAAAAAAAGTAAGTTTATTATTTGTAAATTCAATAGAACTTTCTAACCGATCAAACTGGTTTGTTAAATGCAGATAGATCTCAGCAGAAGATTCTAATTGTAAATAATGCACTAAAGAAATGAAGAATGCAACAAGCGCATTCAAACCAGATATAAACGCACCGCTCCAATGATTTGATTGTATAATAGGCGCAAAAATAGTGATGATAGATGTACCAATAAAAGAAGGAATCATCAGCATATGCAATTTCGTTTGTGTGATTCGCCGCGATTTCATGTACAAATTTTTTTGTCCTTTCAAATAAGTTGTCAAAATATCCAATTCATTGGAATATTTATCATCAGTTTCATAATATTTATTAATAGATTCACGAATATCTCGAAATGTCAATTTTTTTAATCTTGCTTTTCCATGTTTATCATCATTATCATCATTATCACCACAATTATGATTATCAGTATCATTATAAGAACCTATATATAAATTAATTTCGTCAACTTCATCCACATCATCATTGTCACTATTTTCATTTGACATGATAATAGGACTATTAGATTCATATGCAACTTGGTTTCTTCGTGTTATTTCAAGATCTTCATACAACTTGTTTATAAATTGTTCGTCTGTATATCTATGTACATTTATTTCTTCTATATGTTCATGAACAATTGGTGTTTCAGTCATATCTATTTTGATATGTTCACTAATAGTTGATGAAGACGATGATGATTGTACTGACATAGGAAGATAAATAATAAACTATATAATAAAATATAAAAATATAATAAAATTGATCAAAAGAATAAGAAACAATACAATGAAATAAATAATAATAATAATAATAATAATAATAATAATAAATAAATCAATACTATGAATGAAACCATAATCAAGTATGAATCCCAATATATACGCAATGACATCAATTCATCAAATGAAACGAAGGAGAATAATTCAAAAAATGACAACACCAAAACAGAAGCTTACACAGATAAAATAAGAAAAAAACTAGAAAAAAAACAAGAAAACATTAGGATTCGCAAATTCAAATCGGAAATGCGAACTTTCATTTTAACATCGCGATTCAATACAGAAACGAGACTTCAAAATGAAAAATATCGAAACCAAAAATGGCCGAATGGTTGTGTTTATTGCACACCAGAACAAATTTCTCAAAAAATTCCAATAGATGCCAAAATGATTGTATTAGAAATGGACAATGATAAAAATACAATATTTGGAGCAGGAATGTTGTTGAATAAACCATTTTTCAATAAACACTCTGTATATACAGATGATAATTATAACCGCTATAGCTATATAGGCAAATACAGAATAAAACGGGAAGAATTAACAGAACAAGAAGAGGCTGTATTCAAAGCATTAGATATATTATGCTTTACTGGAAATGATCATATGAAACGAGGCCATGGATTAAAATCATTCCCAACAAAATTGTTGATGAATTGTAGTACTGTAATCAATATGAATCATTATATTGAAGACATGTTCAAAAGAAGATTTTCCAAATAAATAATACACCATTTCACATTTCAAATGCCGACCCTTTAGGGTCGACATCTTTGAATGTAAACAGGTGTAAATGTGCAAAGGTGTAAACAAATAAAATCATTGCTCAAGAATAAATAAGGTTGCACTAGTAAAAAATATAAATGATATGTATAAGATTTTATAATGGCAGATGATATGTATGATATAAATAAATATACGGATAAGCAACTATATGATATTTTAGACATGAATAGTCCAACAGATCGCGAATTAGAAGCAAAAATAATCCATTTAATAAATAAATATGACAATATGCAAAATGAATCGGGATATAAATTATCCACTTTTTTCCAAAATATTTATGACCATTTTTTTAATAATGACAACATCGAAGAAGGATTTACAAATAAACAGTCCAATTTCAATGAAAACCAAACTTCACAAATATTTGCAACAAATAATGGAAATATGAATGTAACAGATCCGAATCAACCCATACTTAATACCCCGACACAAAAACAAATAGGATATGAACCACAACAAATTTCATCAGTACAACAATTTGACTATTCGCCAGATAAAATGCAATTAAACCCTTTATTAAAACAAACCATCAAACGAATCATTAGTATAGACAGTCAATATCGCGATAAAACAACGAATCCAATGACAACTAATTTTGCATTTGATTTATCGGAACCATTAAGAGATGTTGTATCTTTGAAACTATACTCTGTCCAAATACCTTATACATGGTATACGATACCTAAAAGTTACGGCAGCAATTTTTTTTATTTGAAAGGAAATGCAGCTGGAATAAATAACGGAAAATATGATTACAAAATAGGTATACCCTCAGGAAATTATACACCAGCAGAATTAGAGACAACCATAAATAATCGCTTCAATGATATTGCAGCCCATCCACCCGGACAACTAATATATACAGATATACCAAATGTAATATCTGCATCAGATATCAATTTTAATGGTAAACAACTAGTTAACTATGATTCAAAAACATCAAAAATGACATTTGATATGAATTTGCAAAAAATATATACAGAAGCATATTATCAACTTTATTTTCCACAATGGACATCACCGATAACAGATAGCAGTAATTCTATACCAGGATATTTGGGATTCAATTACAATACATATGATGCATGTTCTATTACATCAAACCAAACCTATATTACAACACTAACAATAGCGACAGAAACAACAGCAGATTATTATTTGGACGCAAGCAACAATTATTTTACTATAAATGTTTATTCTAATGATAGTAACAAATACAATTTTTCCTATAGCCAATCCGTACAACCTATACATACAATCACAGTAACATTAAAAGATACGATAGATAATACACAAATATTAGTAGATCAACAAATAACAAGAAGCCAACTCGTAACAGTAGTAAATAATGCACTCAAAACAAATCAATATTTAGACCCCGCTTCCAATATTCAATTGGTAGATATATCAGCCAATAAAGCAAACTCAGGTTATTCCTATTACAAAATGTCAATTATTTTAGACAGATACAATGTAAAATACAACCAAAATTGCAAAATAGCAGTGTTATTTCCAAATGAACATATAAATACAGTAGCAACAGGAAGATCAACTATATGGACAAGACAACCGGATACAAATCATTGTTGTTTCTTTTTTGATAATTCTGTTAATGAAGTCGCACAATTCATATCAGAATCATCGGCAGTATTTTCAAGTTACAAAGTAGATAGTTCCACAAATATTTTATTTACATGTAATACACCTGGATATAGCGGAGGTGCAAATGATTTCAGTTTGAACATTCCAAGTAATATTACACCAGGATACAATTTGAATAGTTTTTTGAATGTAATAACAAACTCATTTATCACTTATACAGGATCTGCAGTAACATTCAATATGAACTCTGGTCCAGGTGAAATACAAAAAGGCGCATCTATAGATACAAATTCAAAATTCAATCTAGCAGTTGACTTGACAAAAACTTTTGATACACAGTATTATGATATTTCGTTTGATACCACATCCATATTAGGAAGAATGGGTAATTATAATGTAGGACAAAATCCATGGACAGAAAATTCTCATTTAGTCACCAAATCCATTTTTACACATAGCATAAAGAGTTCTAATGTAGGATATTATGTGGACGCACGATATATTTTTACTATTTCACCTAATACAACAATATCGAATCCAGGAAACAAAAATGCATCCCCTGTAGATGTATATTTATTGCCAGAATATACAATACCCATTACATTTGATTATGTTGAAGATTATATTTATGCGATCAACAAATCTATTCAGCAAACAGTTGTTAGTTTGTTAAGTATAAATGACAGTCAAGCTGTTTTATCAAGAAGTACTTTCACAAGTACTTATAATGCACAAACAACAAATTATGATCTTTCATTGAATATTATTTATTCATATTCATTAACAGAAGCAAATTATGACATATCATTCAATGATAATGGATATGAAATAACATCAACAAATAATGCATGGCATTATTTTGATATCAATTCTAATTATAATCTTTATTCACAAAATGTTGGATCGTATGCACAAATCATTGGAAAAACACCAATTTATGGTGATTCTATCAAGATCACATCATCAACAAACAAAATGATTTTTCAAACAAATTACATATCACAATATAATATTCCAAATGATATAATCACAATAGAAATAGATCCAGATACTTATACAATAAATACTCTTTACAACAAAATTCAGTCATTGTTTGATGCAACACCAAAATTATATGGTTCTTCAATCACATCTGTAGAAAAAAACAACAAAATATATACGAAAATAAAATTAAATATAAATAATATTTACACGACCAAAGATTATAATTTAGTTTTTTATGACCCAATCAGTTTTGTACAATGTTACGCTGGATCAAGAAGCGTACAAAATACTACATGGGATAGTACGATTGGTTGGATATTAGGATTTCGTGATTATATGCAATATACATTAGTATCAAGTAATTTAATAACAGATTCAAATGACACAAGTAAAACATATTATTTGACATCACAAGAAGGCAAATATACATATGCTTCTACAAAAGATACGAATAGCAAATTGACAACCAATGTGGCAATTACACTTACTGGCGATACTACTGTAAGTACAAATTTATATAATTATTTTTTGATTTCATTGGATGATTATATTCAAAATCATTTGAATGACGGTTTAGTAACTATTACTAGGAAAGAAACTGCGATACAAAAACCCGATTATTCTTATGCAACTACACAAATATGCGATCCTGCAACAAAAACACTAGTAAGTAATTCTTCACAACAACAAAATAGCGATAATGTAACGAATAATCAATTGTATTCATTGAATCAGTCTATATATTCACAGCAAAATTCATTAAAAACATATTCGCCTGGACCTTTTATAAAAGACCTTTTTGGGATTATTCCAATAAAACCACCATCCAAAAATGGCGATTATTATATTGAATTCGGTGGTTCTCTTCAAAATCAAGAACGACTTTATTTCGGTCCAGTGAATATACGAAAAATGTCGGTTCAATTATTAAATGATCGCGGTGATATTATTGATTTGAATAATAGCAATTGGTCATTTTCTTTTATTTGTGAACAATTATATAACAACTCGCAAAAATAAGGTCTACTAATAAATAACAAATATAAGAATAGTATATATGTTTGACACTACAATAAATAGTAAGAGTGTCACCGTCACAGTAACAGATATATTTGATTATATTGGTCATTATGGTCCAGTTATATTATTTGTATTTACATTTTATTCATTACTACATAAATCCAAATATTTATTTGTCTATATAATTGGAATTATTATGAATTCGTTTTTGAATATATATTTGAAACAAATACTGAAAGAACCACGACCATCCAATTCAAAAAATTTTATTGATTCTGAACAATTACATGGAAAAAATTTCTATGGATTACCTTCAGGACATGCACAAAGTGTCGCTTTTTCACTTACATTTTTATATTTAACAAAGGGACCTATTGCATTTATTTATGTGATGTCATGTGTAGCGGTTATTACAATATATCAAAGATGGAAATACAGAAGGCATACAGGTAAACAACTAATAATTGGTACAATTATTGGGTCGCTTTTTGCATGGGTTATATATGGATACAAAAAAAAATTTATGACTTTATAAAATCTCATTATTTAATATAATGTCACAAAGCGATTATATTAAATTTAAAAAAACATCCATGATTCTAAAAAATAGCACAATATCACCAGTTTCAAATGAATTACCACCAGTATTAACGCCTGAATTATACACAGCATTTACTACATACAATTTAGAAACAACCGTAACAAATACAAAAAATTCATATAGCCGATTATTACCGAGCGGAAAACGCAATTTTTTAGATATAGAAAAAAATGTAGCAACATGCCCAAGTTTCATTTTATGTACAAATACAAACAACCGACCAAATCGTGTAAAAAATACAGCTCAAATACCTGCTGCATTATATCGCTGGAAGAAAACACGCACATACAAACCATCTACATGCGATTTCAAAAATGGCTATGTTACACGCCGTTGTTTATGTTCAAAAATATTATGTAAATGTAAAACGACAGGCTATCCTTAAAGGGTTAAATATCTAGTGAGACGTTCTGCTTCGCTAGAGACATCCCATTACAAATCAAGGATGTAAAAACTCCATTTTACACTATTGCACATTGAAAATTCGCAATCAGCATCACCTTGCTGACTCATACCTGCCACGGAGGGGGCATTTTGAATCTGTAAGGTGTAACATTTCAAATACCGACTATTTCATATATTATTTATTATGAATTACCCATAATAAATAATATAATAAAAAATCAAAGATTCAATCCTCTAAGAATTTAACACTCTTTCTTCAAGTTTTTTCAAACGGTTCTCAAATTGCTGATTTTTATCATGAAGAATAGCATTCTCTTTTTTTAATTCTTGAACCTCTTTTACAAGTAAGGCAATGAATCCATTATAATTGATACATTGGTAATTAACTCCATCTTTTTCACCATTTACCAAAAATGGAAATATTTCTTGAACTTCATGGGCTAAAAAACCCATATCATGTTTTCCACCAGATAAATCGTATTCAACCGGTTTTAATAAATCAATATTTTTTGATAATACACAAATATTATTTTTCAAACGATAATCAGATGAAGCGTTGAAAGAAAGACCAGTTATTTGACCAGTAGCACGAATGGTTCCTTGAACATCTAATTTATATGCAGGTGAATCAGTTCCTATACCTACACTTCCTGATGGATTAAGATTTATATGATCAGTTGTATCATTTGCAACAACCAATCTTAAAGTGGTATTTTCACCGCTAATGGCAGCATATTCTAAATAGGCAGTATCGTAGCCACCGCCACCTGGATCATTCCTTCCAATATACAAACGATCCAAACATCTTACAATACCATTGAAAGACGCATCACTATTTACATTTAGTTTTCCGCCAATACCAACGCCACCAGCAACCAGCAAAGCACCCGTACTATAGGTAGTTGAAACAGTAGTATTTGTTATATTCATAATACCATTCACAGAAACATCATTCACAAATTTAGATTTATATCCAACAAAAATATTTCCACCAATACCAACACCACCTGAAACTTGTAATGCGCCAGTAGTTTGACTAATAGAACTCATTGTATTTCCAATAGCAACAATCCCCACAAAAGAGGCATCATTTGCAATATTCGCCCTACCTCCAACAAAAATATTTCCGCCGATACCAACACCACCGGTAACTTGCAATGCACCACTACTAACAGTATTAGAACTCGTCGTATTTCCAACAGCAACAATCCCCACAAAAGATGCATCATTTGCAATATTCGCCCTACCTCCAACAAAAATATTTCCACCGATACCAACACCACCGGTAACTTGCAATGCACCACTTGTAACACTAGTAGAACTCGTCGTATTTCCAATAGCGACAATACCTACAAAAGAGACATCACTTGCAATATTCGCCCTACCTCCAACAAAAATATTTCCACCAATACCAACACCACCAGCAACTTGTAATGCGCCAGTAGTTTTACTAATAGAACTCATCGTATTTCCAACAGCAACAATTCCTACAAAAGAGGCATCATTTGTAATATTCGCCCTACCTCCAACAAAAATATTTCCACCGATACCAACACCACCGGTAACTTGCAATGCACCACTACTAACAGTATTAGAACTCGTCGTATTCCCAATAGCAACAATACCTACAAAAGAGGCATCATTTGTAATATTCGCCCTACCTCCAACAAAAATATTTCCACCAATACCAACACCACCGGTAACTTGCAATGCACCACTTGTAACACTAGTAGAACTCGTCGTATTTCCAACAGCAACAATCCCCGCAAAAGAGGCATCATTTACAATATTCGCCTTACCCCCAACAAAAATATTTCCACCAATACCAACACCACCAGAAACTTGTAATGCACCACTTGCAAAACTCGTTGCACTTTGACTACTTGGTATATAAACAACTTCTGCCGCTGTTCCTAATACAATTTGATTGTCTTGCGTTGGTTGCGCATTACAACCAACTGCAGTAGAATTATTAAACGAACCATTTGCAAATGCGTTATACCCAATAGCAGTATTATTAGACCCACTCGTCAAACTGGTCAAACCATTATACCCAATAGCAGTATTTTTAGACCCGCTGGTCAAACTACTGAATACAGACAGACCAATACCTATATTATTTCCACTATTTCCTTGTATGACTAAAAGTCCCTTGTCATTACTAATATTTACAATTCCACTAATATCAAGAGCATATTTAGGATCAGGATCTATTCTTGCAATACCAACCGCAGCACCACCAGCAGCATTTAAACAAAGTGAATTGTATCCATATTGATCTGCTGAATTAATATATGCACTATCCAATCCAGTATCATATCCCATCATCAACGACGAATTATTGTCAATAGGTACATTCAGTTGGAATCCGTGCGGTTGAAATACATTACCAGTATAAGGCGATCCAAAATATAATGTTGTGTTCATATCACTATTTGCTGGGATTACACTTGCAAAAATATTTCCATTTACAGATTGCGTAGCATTATTATTATTATATGACAAATCTCGCACACTTTCATATTTGGAAATACCTATAACATATTGTCCATTTACACTACTTACTATTTTTGGTAAATAACCATATACAGTTGTATTATTATTATTTTTAGTAGATGGAACTTTGAAATTGCAATCTTTCCAAGAAACACCATAATCCACCGATTTCAAAACATTCCCAAAAACAGTAGAAGCACTATTCGAAATACCACCAATAAAACTAACTGTTTGATATTGCCCGGTACCTGTCATTGAAACACTTGATAAAACAGAAACAGTACCATTTATTACAGGTGCACTATACTCAGTATCTATCCATACACCCTGTCCATAATTATTATTGTACCATATATTGGCTCCACCACCATTGACAGTTGATGATAATCCTAATGCAGTTTGATATTGCCCAGATGTAGAAATTGCAATTGTTTTGTTGAAATCAACCGATCCTTGATTCAAGAATCCATTATTAAACGGAACATATGAATATATTTGTTGCCAAGAATTCCATGTAGTTCCATAATCATTGGATACCCAAATGTTACCATTTGTATTTGTTACATTACCTGATTGTATTGCAGTAATATATTGTCCGTTAGCAGATACATTTATAGACTGAAACCCATTTTGCGTTCCAAATAATGTATCTCTCCAAGACAACCCATAATCTGCCGATTTCCAAATATTTCCTTGACCAAGCGTAGATGAAACAGTCGCATATTGATATTTACCGATTTGTGATAATGCAACCGATTGCCAAATTCCATTTCCTCTTGCCTGTACATTTGTATCTTTGAAACTAGAACCATAATTATCACTAACATACAAATTACCACAATTACTATTGTATTCTTGATTAGCAATCGTAATAATTTGTCCATTCCCAGAACAAGCAATCGCAGCAGCATAAGATCCAGTAGCATTTTGGACAGTTCCTTTTAGAACAAGATTTTTAATAGAAACTCCTAATGTTCCGCTACCGTCTGGATAATTCCATGTTTGAATAGTGACAAATCTAAAATAAGAATATGCATTTGTAGAATAAGGTATTTGATTCAAATAATTCGTATTATATGTTATAGTTCCAAATTGACCTATTGGAAAATTATTTGAAAGAGCAGGATCACCAGATGATAACCAATACCAATTTGTTCCATTTGTACTTCCTAATATAATCATTTCTCTTACAGACGAATTCGTACCATCATTTGTAATTGCAAAATTATTCAATACAAATGAAAAAGGCAAATTAATTTGAATATATTCACCGGGTATTGGATTTTTGTATCCACTAATACTATTAATATAGGAAGTAGATGCACCACCATAATAATTTATGGATCCATAATAACTATTATAAATAGGATTCGCAATACTTTGATATTGCGGAGAAGATAACCAATAGGTAGAAGGATTATTATCAAAAACATTATAATAGTAATTACTTCCAGAATAGCTAGAACCAGATGCAATATATTTACCAATTTGAATATTCAATGGAGCAGCGAAACTTTCACCGATTGCTGATGCAAGTGTTATGGGTGTAAATATGGTAGTATTATTTGTCATATATGGAACAGCCTGATTTATAGCAACATTCCCAGTAATTTGCGTCAAAGGAATAGATACCCACGATTTACCAAAATTATTAGATTTGATAAGAGAATTATTTGAGTATTTATTATACAAAAAGGCATATTGATATTGTCCATCATATGATGCAACTATATCTTGATAATATGAGTTGCTAGTCGCTTTATTTAAATTATCAAACCATTTATTACTGTAATTATTAGGGAATTGCAAATTATCATAATTCGTATTTATCATTTTTCCAATAAATCTCACATTTCCAGAAACATCTAATGTCAATTGCGGTGTCGTTGTACCTATCCCAATATTTCCGGTCAAAAGTATATTTCCGGTCAAAAATATATTTCCATTTGCTACAAAAGAATTGGTAACAGCAACATTCGGCATTACAGTATTTCCGTATACATTCGCATTACCGAAAACATATAATTGATAAGGTTGTATTGTATTTCCAATCATGACATTAGAATCAATGGTTTGTGATCCAGCGACTGTATCAAATAACTTCAACATAATATTACTAATATCAAACGCATTTGATATATTTATAGCATAATCAGCATCGGCTTGTGCATCATTGTAATATGAATGACTCCCTTGAGAAGTAATAAAATCACTATTAGTTTGCAATACGACCAGACCAGAACGAACATTTCCACTTGTAGAACTATATTGATTGGTTGATAATTTCATTTCATTCACACCAAGACGCAGTCTATTTTCAGGCGATATTAATTGTAAATTATTATATGTATTTGGTGCAGGATTCCCAGACGAATCATATGCACCATAACTAGGGGCTTTGAAAACAAAACTTTGCAAATCTTTTCCCACATGCATATATCCAAATACATTTTTAGTAACAGCGATTGAATAGGAATTATCAAAAATATCAATACCAGCACCCCCAGCAGTCGCGTTTGCACCCGTACCAATATTATTTACTAGAATTGTAGATGCAGTAATACTTTGTTGCACTTGTTGCAAAATAGTTGTATTACCGCGTAAATAGACATAATCGTTTGTACCCCCAATGTATATTTTACTTGGAGTATATGCACTTGTAACTGCACCATATTGTCCAATATATATATTTTGTTCACGAGTTGTATTTGTTACGCCACCAATAGATATATCATTATTTGCACCACCTATATTCAATGCATCACCAATAGGATATATATTGCCCAAAATATTACCTGTAACGACAACATTGCTTTTATTCACAAATATTCCATTATTGTATTGAGATTGTGCATCAAATACAGCATTTCCCTTTATATAGACATTTGCATTCATGGAGATATCATCTGCAACAATCATTTTTTGCGAAAATTTGACAGATCCGTAAACAACCATATTATTTTGAATATTTGTATTACCTATCAATGTATTTCCAATATTAATACTCTCCGCGTTCCCACCTATATTGATCGTTTGCACATTTTTATTCAAAAGATGAAAAGTAGAATTCGTAGAGGTAATAGCTCCATTGTCATTTATTTTCAAATCGCCAGAAATATTCACTATACCTGAAATATCAATTACGACATTGTTCTCACGATTTACAAAATTAGGTACAAAAATATTGTATATATTACTAATGCCTTTTTGCAAATTTTTCACATATGGTTGAATCGTATTTGTTATAATAATCGTATTTCTGTCAGGCATCATTACATTTTTAAAATTATTGTTAGTAGAAGTGATCAATGCATCTTTTCCAGATGCATTTAATAAACTATTTGGCATATAATTCCATGTAGAACCACTATTATTCGTAATCCATATATTACCTTGTGAACCAACTGCAACCGCATTTGAAAAATCATAAATATGAACACTATTTAAATTTACACCAGTTACAACATCATTCCATGTAGTCCCACCATCTAAGGTTGATGAAATAATATTATTACCCACTGCAATGGCGAAACTATTATCAAATGCTTTTATTTCGTTATATGAATATGATAAATAGTAATGTATTTTGTTTGGCGAATTTGATTGCGGTAAAATTGTATTAGTTGCATTATATTTCAAAATAGTGTTACCAGCAAGATATACACTTTTATCATTGACAACTATACTATTTATTTTATCAATATACAAATTGTTACTACATTGAATCGGTTGAATAATAAAATTAGCAGAAAAATCATTGAATCCAGTATATGGATATAGCGGCATTTCAAATGTGAATAGGGTGGAACTTATATCAGCAGAAAAATAACACAAAACATTCCCATTTACTTTTGGTTGTTTGTTCACAAAAATATGATTGTAATTAACACCAATTTCTACGGATTGTGAATTGAACTTTCGCCATGTATATCCGCCATTATAACTATAAGACAAATAATTATTATACCCACTCATGAAGCAATTATTTTGGTCATACATATGAATACTCGTAAACGCATCCATATTTACCAAATTAGTACTTACATCTATAGTATTCCAGGATGATCCATAATTTACAGTTTTCAATATGCGTTTATTGTCATTAGGATTAATAGAATAAGCACTACCTAATGCTAATGCATTCGCACTATTATTATTATTTATCGGGTAACTCAAAGAATACAATTCGAAATCTACATTTCCAGTGACATTTGTGATATCACCATTATCTATACGAACAGGTCCATTTATATCAAGAACATAATTATTAATTTTTGGTGCAAATGTATTTATACCAGTAGTTGTCTTGTATTTGACTTTATCATTTCCAGAAATAATGGTTTGCGAAGGCGTATATTGTCCAGAAGTATCCATTGTACCAATCGTACCCATACTATTTTTTGTATTGTTAGGATAAGCACCTCCGCCAATTCCTAACCCTTTTTTATCAGGTGTTGAAATATACATAAATGTGTTTGACGAATTATCAGTTGCAATCAATGATAACGCAGATCCCGTATTTACAAGAGGATTATTGTAAATATTCCCAAAATAAATACCGTTTGATGTATCGTAAATAACAGCGGTTTCATTATTCACATGCAATGTTTTATTTCTATTGGAAATAGAAACAGATGCTAATACATTAATATTTTGCGAAACATCCAATGTCAAATTACCACCCTTACTATATTCTATATTTCCATCTACAATACCGGATGCAATCGTATGATCATTAAAGAAATGAATATATGTAGAATTTGCATCAACACCGAGTTGCAAACCCTTTCCTACATTGTTTTGTGCTAATGTATTTACATTTTCGCTATTCCATGAGATAATATTGAAACCTTTTACAAGATTTGTAGATATATCTAATGCGGATTTAGGATCATGAGTATTTATTCCTAATCCACTACTGTTACCATAAATAAATTGAGATTTTTTATTATCAAAATACAAAGTATCACCTAATATTATATCTTTGCTAACATTTATATTCCCATTACTAATAATATTACCTTTGGTAGAAAATTCGGAGTTAAATACAGCTTTCCCATTAAATGTGGATGTACCATTTATATCCATATTATTAAAAATTGCATTTCCTGCGACTTGTATTTCACCACATATATCAAAGTTACCTTGAAAAGGTTCTTTTAAAATTAAATTATTCAAAGATACAGTACCTGTATTTATCTTATTGAACTTTTCAAAATTATTTATACCTCCATATTGTTTCCAAGAAGACATAGTAATTACTTATACAATTACTATGTATTTTATTTTTGTAGTATAAGACACATCTAATTTTGAGTTTTGTTTTTCTTAGACTGTTTTATTATTTTTTTTATATTTTTGTTGTGTTTTATTTTCACATTTTTCACATCTTTCACATCTTTCACATCTTTCACATCTTTCATATCTTTCACATCTTTCACATGTGTTTTTTCAATATACAAAAGGCGTAAAGGTTGTTTGTTTGTCTTTAACAATCGGCATTCCCCAATATGGGACAAGACTCAAATTAGATAAGCGATACAAATGTTTTTTTGTTGGATTCAGCCAGCTAAATCTTTTATGTGTTTTATTTTTCCATATATCACCTTTTATTAGTATGGGTTCTCCATTTTCATTTATTTTGTTATATTTCATTCCTTGTATTTTATTCTTTTTACCATTTTTATAGGTAATCAATTGTTTCTCAACATATACAGTTGAAAAATTCATATCTATACAATATACACCATTGCACTGTTACTTTGCAACCGATAAATTACCTTTTATATCTTGATTATTCTGCCTTTGGCAGAATAATCATATATAATCGGCATTTTACACCGATGAAGATTTGAAATGGGACACGCCCCTGAAAGGGGCGTTCCATTCAATTCATTTATCGGTAACTGTTGCCCTTGAATCTCTAGTGGGACGCCTTCAGGCGTCCCATTATAAATCTTCAAGGGTGTAAAGGTGCAAAGGTGTAAAAATATTTTTGATCGTATATATAAGAAAAACAAAATACAAAATAAAAGTTTACATATTTTTATCAGGATAAATAAATCCAGCTCCAGAAACACTCGCATCATCGTTTGTGTCGGGTCATCCACCTTTCTTTTTATTTTTATATGTTCTATTCATATTTTTGGAAACAAACGATTTTCTAGTATAGAGAGAATGAGAACGAGAACGAGAACTTTTCATTTTATTAATGAATTCAGCTATTTTTTTAATATTTTTCAAAAAAACATCTACAATTTCTGCATAAAAAGGACGAAATTCGTGCTTCAATGTTCTCAATTCATTTACAGAAAACCATTTTATTTCTTGCTTTTCAAAAAACTTACTATCATTCAAAAAATGTTTGTCCATACGATTCCATAAAAATCGGTGATTATTTGTGAAGTATTTGGGAAGGTTCTCATCAAAATCAATAAAAAATATATGTACATGATATTCATTGTGTGTTATTTTGTACATACCCCCATTTTTTTTAATTTTTTGTTTCAACTGTTTAGGATCTCCTAAAAATCCGCATAATTCTTCTGCACCTTCTCTTAATGCAGTTTCCATAATGGATTCGCCATTTTCTACTTTTCCGCCAAAATCGGAGAACCCTTTTGCAGAATCTTCCATTTTGTTCTCTTTGCCAAATAAAAAATATAGTTTACCCTTGAAAATTGCTACAGGTAAAATGCTGGCTGCCACCATATATTCTATATACTTATTATAAAGATATTATAATTTAATTATTTTTGCGGTTGTATTTTGACATGCATATTCTTGAAACATATTATTTTCACTATTCGTATTATCAAAATCCAATGTATCCATAAGGTTCTCGCAAACATTTATATCTGGATACTCAGTTAACAACCCATTATAAAATTGTTTAACAATGGGATTCGCTTTAATACGATGCGGATGGAATTCCGATAAATATAAACCATCTAATGACTTGATTCTAGATAATGCAACATAGGACTGCCCATATTCAAAGACAGATTTACCTAAATCCATATCCGCCATTTCTAATGTAGCGCCCTGAATTTTATGTATGGTCAAAGCCCATGCTAAACACAGTGGTATTTGCGCAATTACAATTGTGGGATATTCATCGTTTTGATAATATTGGTATGAAATCAACCTTTTTTGCCCATTTGAAAAGAGAACAACAGGCATTTTTTTATCCGGATTCTCGCAATTTTCTTTAAAATCAACAATAATTCCTTGAGAACCATTGCAAATTCCATTCTCCAAATCTATATTAAAAGTGCACATAACTAGAGAACCACATTTTAGTTTTAATGTCTTTTCTATATTTATATTTTTGTTCATCGTTTCCATTTCATACATTATTTCTGGAGGAGTCAAAGCCTGACATTTCAATAATAATTCCGGTTCAATCAATTTATTGGAATCTACATAAACAGAATAATTACTTTTTTCAATGTTCTCAAAAATATACTCTTCACCTTCCAATTTTGAGAACATGGCGGAATTAACATATTCAACCTTTGATTTTATAGGAAATAATTTGGTAGGAATTGTTCCATTATGTTGTTCTTTATCAAAAGGCCTTTTTACATGTTTTTGCAATAGTTCCTTTCCTTCATTTGATAATTCACCTTTTCTTATTTCTAATAATATTTTAATATAATCTTCATCTTTTTGACGAAATATTTTCATCAACTGAATGTTGTTTTTTAATGGGAATATTTGGAACCATTTTTCTGATTCAAATGAGAACCTTGATGTATCTTCTTCTTTTTCATCACCTACAGGAGGTAATTGAAAGAAATCTCCTGTAAAAACAACTTGAATACCGCCAAACGGGTTCTCGTTTTTTCTTATATGTCTGCTAATTTTTTCACATAAATCAAAAATCTTTTTAGACATCATACTCACTTCGTCAACAATGAGAACCTTCACTTTTTTCCAAGAGGAAACCGTTTTTTTACTACGCACTACTTGACGAATAATTTGTTCTATAGGACCCTTTGCCAATTTTATACCAGACCATGAATGCAAAGTTCTGGATTTACATCCAAGTAGTAAGGCTGCGCAGCCTGTCATAGCACAAACTTGATATTTGATACCCTTCCTTTCCATATAATCTACAAAATAGTGAATGAGTTTTGTTTTTCCTGTTCCACCAGGTCCAGTAATAAACAAGTTCTCGCCTTTTTTGAATTTCTCAAATGCGTATTTTTGTTCATCGCTTAATATATATGACATTTTTTATACTTGATAATAAATGTATATTTATTATCAATTTTATCAAAAGATCCAAACGATTTATTCATATTCAATTTCCAAACAAAACGAAAAATCTAATCCATTCAAATTGACGGAATGACCATATTCATTTACCAACTGAATCTTCAGTTTTTGCAAATTCACTTTACCGCTATATCTTCGCTTATCCGACATTAGAAATCCATTGTATTGGTTGGCAGGTAAAACCGTTCCTATTCCATAATGTACATAATCCATTGTTATTTTTGCTAAAATATTTTTATTCACTAGAGACATTGGTAATGGTGAAACAAACGAATTTGGATTTCCACTAATAAATTCATCTATTATCAAATACAAATATTTTGGATTATTCAAATCATAACTACTTTCAGATGTTTTTGTAACACCATTCGCAATGGTATATGAAATATCACGAAATCCCAATAACCATCCTAGTTTAGATTTTGCATTGTATTTATCAAAATCAGCAGTTAGACCATTTGGCGAATTCGTTACATTATTGCAAGTATTTGAAGGTTTAACCGCAAAACTTAGAGTCAATGCAGAACCAGTACCATTTGTAAAAGAAGTAAAATTATTCCCGTTATTAGAAATATCAAAAACCACAGATGACAATGAAGCACTATTCAATTTGGCTTGCAGAGCGGTTTTCAACGAACTTGCAGTATATGTTCCATCAGGTACCGTTATAAGCGTATTATTTACTTTCATTACATTATTACCAAATGCAGCCGAAATATTATAAAAAGAAACAGGAAATTCCACATTTGTAACATATATACTTTTCACATCATTGATTGTTTCTGGCAAAGAGAAAGTGAACCAACGAATTTGAGAACCAGATATTGTTTGCGAATATTGATCATAATCATCGCGAAATCTAGTGTCTATATTCCAATATTTTGTCTTTGTAGGTTTGTATACATTTGTCATTACCATATGGTTTCCATATTGATTTACTTTCGGTTGTAAAAAAGAATCTTTATTATCAAAATATTGACTCATTATATATATAAATATATTTATATATTATATTATTTACCACAACTTGTACATGGTCCTGTATTGTATATTGTTTGGAAGATGCTGCCAACAAGGATTGGGTTTTGTTTTACATTTGCTAAATTTGGGTTTTGTATTTGAATAGTTGGTTGGGGTGGCGTATATTTTTTAATCTCTGGTATACTAAATGTCATTTTCATCATTTTTGTAAAATTGATGAAAAACAGATATATAATAATTAGTATAAAATATATACGATATGTATACAGTAAACAAAATGAGTAAGGGTAAATATACATGTACAATGTGCAATAAACATTGTTCAACGAAATCTCTACTGGATCAACATCAAACCTTTTGTATATTTATTCATACTTCATCTAAAGAACAATCACAATCAAATATACAACTTCCATCACAAGAGATTATGTTTCAATATATTATTCATCTCACAAAAAAATATGAACAACTAGAGCAAAAAATATCTAAGATAGAAAAAAGCACTACAAATATAAGAAAAAAACACATAAATGACTATATTGCAAGTCTTAAAGAACCCACCTTATCCTATTCACAATGGTTGAACAAAATAGAAATCACGCAAGGACACCTTGATAAATTGTTTTCCGGAGATTTGAAAATGTGTATAAAAAATGTATTGGAAGATGTATTGCATGATGGTGTACCGCTATTAGCATTTCAACAAAAACAAAATATAATATACATATTTGATACAAAATGGCGAATAATAACAAATGAAGAATTTTCTAAACTGATTTCTATTATTTCACACAGGATTTTGAAAAAATATATGAGTTGGGCAAATGATCATAAAGAACAGCTGGAATCTAATTCTAAAATGCAAGAATTATCAATGATCTATATGAGTAAAGCAAATGGACTAAACTGCAATATAGATACATGTAGTAGTGATATCAAAAAATGGTTATTTACAAAAATTAGCATTTCAATGAAAAATATTGAAATGTAATGCTTTTTATTTTTATATTTGCTTTTGCTTTTGCTTTTGCTTTTGCTTTTGCTTTTGCTTTTACATTTGTACACTAGTAACTCATGATATGCAAACAACATAATAAAAAAAAATAATATAAACATAATTTTTTATTTTTATATAATATCATAACTCAATCATGAAAATATTATCTACCCTGCTAAGATTTGTACAATTAACAAGTACGAAAAATAACATAGATGAATCGCATTCATTAGGTCATTCTATGGAAGTTCTTCATAATGCGAATCATATTTTCATGAATAATATGTTCAAATATCCTGAAATAAAAGACCAAGAAACAATTATTTATACATCTGCAATTATTCATGATATGTGTGATAAAAAATATATGAATCAAACAGAAGGAATCAAACAAATCAATGATTTATTACAATATAAAATGAACTATCATGATATTGATATAATAAAACAAATTATTAGCACCATGTCATATTCCACAGTAAAAAAAAATGGATACCCCAATTTAGGTAAATATCAAATGGCATATCATATTGTAAGAGAAGCAGATCTCTTAACAGCATATAATTTTGATAGATCAGTTATTTATCATATGCACAAAACAGATGGCGATTTTTTGAAAGCTTATGAAAATGCACTTAATTTATTCGAGAATCGCGTATTACGACATCATAAAGATGAATTATTTATTACTGAATATTCAAAAAAAAAAGGTTTGGAATTACACGACAAAGCACTTTTTCAAATACAGTCTTGGAAAAAAATAATTGACAGTTACGATTGCAATTATATTTTGTAATATACACCTTTCGTATATCCGATGCGCAAGTAACGGTTTTATTTTACTCATTTCTCCCCAATGTGGAATGAGAAATGGTATATAGTAAAACCAATATTTTTCTGTAAAATTGAATGATTTAAAAATAAAAATACAACTACAAATAAATAATTGTATTTTTATAGAATGTCTATTACTCGCGCTGCACCAACAAAACTCGCTTTAGAAAATCCGCATCCGCGTGATGAATTCATTACTTTTGATGAAGGTCCACATATATACACTGTTCACGGTGATTCGACATTTACATCGGTTACCACATTTATACACAAAAATTTCTCGCATTTTGATCCAGATGCAGTAATTGATAATATGATGCCCAAAATTTTAAATGATCCAAAATATAAATATTATGGGAAAACCCGCGAAGAAATCAAAGAACAATGGACAAAAAATGGTAGAGAAGCATCTGGTTCTGGAACAACTATGCATAATGATATTGAAAAATATTACAATGATATTCCTGTTGAAAACAATAGTATTGAATTCGGGTATTTCAAACAGTTCGTTGCCGATTTTCCTGAATTAAAACCCTATAGAACAGAATGGATGGTTTATTATGAAGAACTCAAATTATCAGGATCTATTGATATGATTTTTGAGAACCCAGATGGTACATTGCAAATTTATGACTGGAAAAGGTCAAAGGGTATTGAATATGAATCGTATGGTGATAAATGTGCAAAAACCGTTTGTATCAGTCATTTACCAGATTCTAACTTTTGGCATTATTCATTACAATTAAATATTTATCGCGCAATATTAGAAGAAAAATATGAAAAAAAAATAACAGGCATGTATTTGATATGTATTCATCCTGATAATTATAATAAATCATATCAGCGTATTGAAGTAAAAGATTTGAGAACAGAAGTTGCTAATTTATTTGAAGAACGAAAAAATGAAGTGATCAAAACCATATAAATATTTGTATTCAGTATTAATATCAAATGGTAAATTTATTTGTAAAATTATACAATCATACATATTATTATGTATTTTTTTTATTTTTACGATTAGCCTATTTATTAGGATTATATGTACCTAAAAAAACAGAAACCTTTTTAGACATGGATCATAAATATACTTCGCCTTTGAAAACCAAATTTTTAGCGACATTTGATAATGAAGGTCAAAAAGAAAGTACAAAAAATACAAATTACAATGAAAACATTGATTCAATTTTTTATGATAAAAAAGCATTCGTTGTCTGTGTTACAGAACCAGATAATCATGTAGAAAAAATATGGAAAACAAGAATTATTTTTGAATATACTGCACGCGGGAATATTATTATGTTTTATGACGCGTATAAATTAGGATTTTCATTTTATTGCGATCAAAAAGTGGTATCTTATGATATTTTGAATGCAGCTGCAATGAAATATGTTACATTATTTCGCTGCCGCGATTTTTTTATAGATGAGACAATTACACCACCAGAAAAATCATCACCCTTCGTGAAATTATATTTTACAGAAGAAAAAAAAGAGGTAAAAGAGGCAAATGATAAAAAAATGGAAAATAATCCCTTTGCGAAATTAAGAAATTATGCAAAAGAGAACATAAATGAAAAAACAGGAAAATATGGAAATCTATCAAAAATGGTAACAAAAAATTCTGACAAAACAACAGACGAAAAAAATGAAAAAAATGCAAATGAACCTGAAAAAATGAAAAACAAATTTTTATATTTGGGAAAAATAAACAATTTTACAATGACACAATTTGTAGAAAAAAAAAGAAAAGTACTCGCAAAATTTACATCACCATTATTAGAAAATATCAAAATAGATGCAAATGTTCAAAAAGAACAAATTTCATATAAAACTTTCAAAAATTTTTTGAAAACCTCAAAAACTATGGTTGAATGAGATACATGAAATGAATTATACCCTTTTATTTTCAAGTTTTTGTTTGACCCAATCTAAAAACCCTATACTTTTTTCCAATTGAAAAGAATCACCTAAATGCGTTTTTGCAATGATGTATGCTTTTCGCTCTTTTTCATTCATGCATTCTAAATATTCATCACATAATTCATGAACCATGTTATCTTGCTTTTTTGGTGGCATTTCTTCCATTTTTATTATATAATATAAATGGAATATTAAATCAATTTTATCTGTATGATGCAGCTGGTCCTGGCAACGGTCCTCTATTTGCTTTTACAAATCCTTTTTCCACATTATTTGCACATGATCCGTGCAAGGCAGCCATAAATGCTGATTGTGAAATAGGTCCCAATTTTTTTGCAGTAGCAGCGGTTTTCGTAATAGAACTCCATGCTCGCGGGTATTGAATGACACTTCCAAATGGACGAGGTCGCTGGAATCGTTTTAATCCACCACAGGTATTAGAAACAGATTTACATACACTTGTACTTTCACATGCTGCTAAACTATTAACAAGACTGGTTGATTTTTTACTAATATATGATCCCTGTGTATTTTTGGTGAGTGTTGAATCTATTTTGACGGTTGCATAAGGTTGCGGTCTTCGTATCCATCTATATTTTTTCATAATAAGACCTTCTGTATTCAAAACAGACGATTTTACAATTTTTGGATCATTATTTGCAGAATTACCATTAGCTCCTGTTGGAAACGGTACACCAGATTGAACAATGGTTCCTCTGTAATAAGTACCGCAGCAACCACCCGAACCACGTGCAACATTACCTCTCATGGGCGTTCTTGGAAAATGGCGCCCTAACATCGTTTGACCAACATATCCTTGACTTCGCCGCGTTCCATTCAACGAAAATCCGCCATTCTTGGATCCTACACTCATATTTCTATATTGTGTTTTTGTTTTTCTTTTTAATGTTGCTTCTGACATATATATAATGTTCCATATATTATTTATTTTCTAAAATAGAAACACGCCTTTTCAAATCTTGTATTTCTTTTACCAATATGGCGATTAAACCCGTATAATTGAGAGATTGTGTTTGTTCTCCATCTTTTGTTCCATTTACCAAATAAGGAAATACATTTTGCACTTCATGTGCAATAAAACCTAAATCTTCCTTGTTCATCAATTTGTTTATGTAGTGCATCGGGCGCAAATTATCAACATTAAAAGATGCATCAAGCGGTTGCGGATTATCTTTTACACGATAATCTGATGTTATTATAAACCCTGCTCCATATACTGGACCAGATACATTTGTTGTTCCTACAATATCCAGTGCATATAACGGATTCAAATTGTTAATCCCCACATTTCCATTATAATAAATATTTCCATTGTAAGTAATCCATTGACTGGATGGTCCAGTAGTTACTTGAACACCCTTTATATACATATTTTGCCCAACATTGACATTTCCATTTAAAGATACATCATTGAACAAAACAACATTCCCTCTTATAAAAGTATTTCCTCGCAAATTGGTAGTTCCAGAAACATCCAATGTGTACTGTGGATCAATATTACCCACACCCACATTTCCCTTGTAATAAATATTTCCGTTTAAAACATCTGTCCATTGACTAGATGGTCCGGTGGTTACTTGAACACCTTTTATATACATATTTTGACCCACATTCACATTTCCATTGAAAGAGACATCGTTGAATAAAACCAGATTCCCTCTTATAAAAGTATTTCCTCGCAAATTGGTAGTACCAGAAACATCAAATGTGAATTGCGGATTTATTCCACCTACTCCTACATTTCCTCTATAATAAATATTTCCATTTGTAGCATCTACTGTCCATTGTAATGGACCTGGTGGTCCAGTGGGTCCTGTTGGTCCTGTCGTTCCTGTTGAACCGGTTAATCCAAATGGACCAGTTGGACCGGTTGGACCTGTTGCAGCAGTTGGACCGGTTGGACCTGTTGCAGCAGTTGGACCGGTTGGACCCGTTGCAGCAGTTGGACCGGTTGGACCCGTTGCAGCAGTTGGACCTGTTGAACCGGAAAATCCTGTTGGACCAGTTGGACCCGTTGGACCCGTTGGACCTGTTGCAGCAGTTGGACCGGTTGGACCGGTTGCAGCAGTTGGACCAGTTGGACCGGTTGCAGCAGTTGGACCGGTAGGACCTGTTGGACCTGAAAATCCTGTTGGACCAGTTGGACCTGTTCTACCGGTTGGACCGGTTGGACCTGTTACACCCGTTGGACCTGTTGGACCGGTTGGACCGGTTACACCCGTTGGACCCGTTGGACCCGTTACTCCAGTTGGACCGGTGGGACCAGTTGTACCCGTTGGACCGGTTACACCCGTTGGACCGGTTACACCCGTTGGACCAGTTGGACCGGTTACACCCGTTGGGCCAGTTACACCCGTTGGACCCGTTGGACCGGTTACTCCAGTTGGACCGGTGAGACCGGTGGGACCGGTTGGACCGGTGGGACCGGTTGGACCC